TTAATTACGAAATTCATAATAGTAAACAGATAAGAGAAACAAATACTGAAACAAATGAAATTATAATTTATCAAACTATGAAAGAATTATATGAAAAACGTGGTATATCTCGTTGTACACTAAGAAATTGTATAAAAAATAATAGAGTATGTGATAAATATAAATGGGAATATGTAAATGATACTCAAAATAAAAATAATAGTAAACGAGTAAAAGAAACAAATACTGAAACAAATGAAATTATAATTTACAAATCTATGAAAGAATTGTATACAAAATTAAATGTCACTGAAAAATTAAGATCTATTATTAAAAATCAAGAAATAATAAATAATTGTAAATATGAATTTTTTTAACAAGTAGATGACAATCATAAATAAGATGCAAATATTTGTATGGCCGGTATGGGTGGATTAGCTTTGAAAATTATAGAGCTTAAAAGTAAATTTTTAAAAGAATTTGCTAGTAAATTAAATAAAAATAATTTGCGACACTTTCAAACTGACGGGAAACTCCTTAGAGTCTTCACTACCACTTTTATTTGGAAACATTTAAAAGGACCACAGTTAATAACTGTTCCCAATGGTAAAAATGTGAAGAATTGGACAATCCGCAACCAAGCACCTAAAGTGAAAACTATGGTGAAGGTCCAACGACTAAATGTTAGTGGGTAATTTTATTCCTTAAGATATAGTCTAGTCCCTTTAAATATACTGAAAAGTAGGGTATTAACGATTCTAATTAATTACTTTACATTAAATTGTAAAAAAAATGAAAAAAAAAACTATTTTAATAAAACTTATTACTGATTCTAGATTTTCATTCTCCATCAAGATCTTTTTAAATTTGGGGTTCAAACTATCATCATTGCCTAAAATGGAAAATGATCCAATAATATTACAAAAATGTACAGTAAAGATTTGTACAAAGTGTAATATTGAAAAAGAAATAACTTTTTATCATAAAAATAAAAATGAAAAAGATGGATATATGAATATATGTAAAACATGTCGTTCATTATCAAGAAAAAATCAAGAAAATGTAAGATGTAATGATAATAAAGAATGTCCAAAATGTAAAAAATTACTTAGTCATACATTTTACTCAAGTGATAAATCATCTAAAGATGGGTTACAAACTTATTGTAAAAGTTGTCATAAAATAAATGAAATTAAATATTATAAAAATGGTGGTAAGGAATTATATTTTAATAAAAATTTTAGAGATTTAAAAGGTAATGCTGAAAAAAGAAATATTGAAGTAAATATAACTATAAATGATATTAAAAATTTATATGTTCAACAAAATGAGAAATGTGTTATATCAGGTATAAAAATGACAACTGAATTTATACCAGGTGATGATAAATGGTCTAGAATACATAATATGTCAGTTGATAGAATAGATTCTAATAAGTCTTACACTAAAGATAATATACAATTAGTTTGTTGTATGATTAATATAATGAAATGGGATTTAAAACAAGATGATTTTATTAATATTTGTAAAACTATTTATTTACATAATAAAAAATGATTTAAAAATAATCGTTTATACAATTATAAAATAAGATGCAAGTGTTTATAAAGACCCTTACTGGGAAAACTATTACTTTAGAAGTTGAATCAAGTGATACTATTGAAAACGTAAAACAAAAAATTCAAGATAAAGAAGGAATTCCTCCGGACCAACAACGTCTTATTTTTGCTGGAAAACAATTAGAGTCAGATAGAACATTATCAGACTATAATATCCAAAAAGAATCGACGTTACATTTGGTTTTGAGATTACGTGGTGGTGTATTATAAATTATTTTTGTTATGTAAATAAATATTTGTATGCATATTAATAAATAGTTATTTTATTTAGTAATATTATATTATAAATGAATTTAGATAGAGACACTCTAATTTTAATTTTGGTAGTTTTATTTGCAGTATGGGTTTTTTATTACCAATCTAAGGAATCTTATAGAGGCGATGATCGTGTAAAAATTGGTAAACGTAGTGGTATGAAATTGGGTCGTAAAACATTTACGAAAAAAACTCCAGATGAAGCTGTACAGCAATTAGCCGAAGCTGCTTCATCTACAACCGCTGTTCCAGCACAAGTTGTTATACCAGTTGCTAACATTGCAGGTGCTGCTGCAGCTGCTGCAGGTGACACTAAGGGTGTTGCAGCTGTTAAAGCACTTGCTGACCAAGCTATGAAACCACAGGCTGGTAATCCTGTTCAAGTTGAAGCTGCTAAAAACGTTGCTATTCAAGCTGTTACTTCTGCTCCAACAAAACCATAATAAGAATGAATTAGGTTTATATAAAAAATGAATAATAATAATAATAATAAGCTTATATATGTCTAACGTTTATTATTATGCAATAATGATCAATTATTTTTCAAAGTTTGTTTTAGCACAGACGCAATGTACACCATTTGTATACGATAAAACAAAACCATATACATCTCAAGGTTTGTTGGTAGACTACAACTCTGATAATATTCGTCAACAAAGTGGTTTGCTTAACTTGTTATTAACAAAATCGAATGAAAATAAAAGCCAAGGAACAAGATTAACTATTGGCAACTTTTTACATTATGGAACAGTAGATGTTAAAATGCGAGTATCGAATGGAAAAAATGTAGTTTCATCATTTATATTAATGGGTGAAAACAAAGATGAAATTGATTTTGAATTTGTACAAAATTCTAATAACAAAACAAACATTATTCAAACAAATTACTTTTACAAAGGAAATCCCATTTTTGACAAGAATGCTAAAATGTATAGGAATTTTAAACCTTTGACTGATTTTTATAATACATATACAATCCATTGGACACCAGATCATTACGAATGGAGATTTAATAATAATATTTTGAGAAAGTTGTATAAAAATCAAACAGAAAAGTATCCAGATGACACTAGTAAAATACAATTTGGTATTTGGGAAGCACAACCATCATCTTGGGCTGGACCAGGTATTGATTGGAAAGAACAACCATTTGTATTATCAATTGAATCAATTCGAGTTAGTTGTTTTAATACTACACCACTTATACCTACATCACTTACACCTAATACACTTGTACCTACATCACTTACACCACTTACACCTACATCACTTACACCTACATCACTTACACCTACATCACTTACACCTGTTACTTCTAATAATGCTAATAATAATTACATATTGTATAGTGTGTTATTATGTTTGCAACTTTTTTTGTAATCTAAATTAATCAATACATATATATTCTAAATTACTCGATTTTTTTTTATAATATATTATATATATAATGTCTTTATCTTCTGCAACTGACACTATTGGTACTCAATTAACAGAAAGCACTGCTAGTTCTTTTTTTACAACTAATTCAAATGAAGTTTTACAATGTATGTCTTTTAATATAAGAATGACTTTAGCGTTCTCCTTGATAATTTTATTGTTATGTCTTTTAATATCGTGTTTAAACGCAATTTTACCACCATATGATGATTCTGATCAAATTATGTATGATCCAGTGACACTACGTGGTAGAGGTAATATTAATTATATGATGTGTAGATGTTTAGATGGAAAATGCAAATGTAAAAGTAATATGAAGAATATAGAAAATTTCAGCAATGATGAAATGTATTCTTTTAAAACCGCACAAGAATCAAGTTATCAAAGTATTCCACTTTTAGCACCAGAAGATGACAATCTGATGTTTGGTCAAGCTAAACGTTTTGTATCTACAATAGATGGTACATTTGTTTACCGTCTAGAAATTTATTGTAATTTGCTTGTTTTAGATGGAAATATTTATGATAAAGCTCCAAGAAATTCAGTTAAACAAAAATACTCTGTATTTTTACAAAACACAAAACAAAAAGGTAAAATGCATGTAGGTGATTTAGTAAAAGATGGAGATGGTATTTACAAACTTAAATTTATTTCAAAAGAAGGAGTAGAAGAATTAGCAGCATATGATAAAGTAAACATTGTTTACGTTCTTAACGATAATGAACAAAATATCTTATCTGGTACATTTCATTAAAAATTTAACTTAAACCGATAGTGTTATATTAATTTAAATTTTAAAATTTACAAAACATCTGGATTATATCTAAATTGATCGTATTCGTATATTTTTACAGTGTAATCATTGTTTAATACATCAACTCGAATTGTATCACCATCATATAATTCATTGTCATTTTTTGATTTAAAAGGTATTTTTAATCTATTTCTGGTCTCGTCAATTATATAATATTCATACTTTTCACTTCTACCTGGATATTTTGGTCTACCAAATAATGGTAAACGTTCAGTATTGTTATATACAATACCAATTTGTTGAAAGTCAGATGTACCTGGAGTATTCAATCTACCAGATGGATAGCTTCTTTCTGGTGGAGAAAGTGGATTATATAATCTATTTAATGCAATATTTGCATTTGCTTTATTATTGACACCTTGCCGAAGGACAGGTACATTTTGCGATTGTTGTAAATCTCCTAGATATTGTTTTGTTTGTTGTAAATCTCCTAGACATTGTTGTTGAGAAGTTTGACAAGAGAACAGTTTGTCTTGTAATAATTCAACTCGTTCTAATAATTGTTCTCTTTTTAATCCAGCATTAGCACTATTTGATGTAGTTTCTACAAATGTTTCTTTATATTTTTTAAGAACAAAACACAAATACATTATTATACAAAACAATAGAAATGCATATAGATTAAAATCATTTCTTCTAAAGCAAATACTGTCGACTGTACTGATATCACTCATTACTTTATATATTATACATAAATATATAAATTTTCTTTTTATTATGTAATTAATTTGGATTTTTATCCAACACTTTGTAATACAAATTCAGCAGTCGTTTCGCTTGTACTTTTTTACTTTTTTAAACTTTCTATAAAACACACCCACGACTTCCACAATCCCTTTATGAAATTTATATATTTATGTATAATATATAAAGTAATGCGTGATATCACAGCAAAAAACAATTTACTAAATGCATTTTTAAGATCAACCCAAGAGTCTCGTTTCATTAACTTTACGTTTTATTTTAGTTAATTTTATATAACATATAGTTAATAATGAACTCTAATTATTTACTAATATCTCGAGAAAAATCTGATAATTCAAAACGTTTACAAAAACGTTTTCGTAAAAATAACATTCGTACACTTTTTGAATACAATTATTACAAATCAGATTTTGCAATAGAATCATTACATTTGATATCAAAATTTTTGTCTGATATAAAAATAAAACAAAGATCTTTTAGCTATAAAAATCCTAATTATCTTGGAGTATTGACTGATGATAATGTTATATTAATTCGAGATTTTTTGTCAATTCCAGAATTTCCAGATAAATGGGACATTGTATTTTTAGAATATACATTAGATACAATTAATTACAATAGTGGTAATATTGCATGGAAACGCGTAGAAGTACTTGATAGTAGACATTTTTTAATTAATCCATATTCTTTAGATACGATCCAAAATATTATTAAATCAAGTAAAAATTGGAATGATTTTATAAAGGGTATTAACAAATTAAATGTCTATGGTATTCAAAATATGTTTTTCTCAGAACCATTGTCACGTAATATAAAAATTACAGATAAAACACAAACTGTCAAATTAATACAAAACGATTCTACAAATTGCGAAATGGTCAATTATAAAGAATTAATTAGTAAATTTGATATTATAAAAAAACGATATACCCCGGATAAATTATATAATATGTACCCTTCTATTAGTTTTATTTGTTGTATTACTGATACCAAGCTTTTTTTACATACATTATATACATTTTTATCACTTGATTATCCTACAGATAAAATAGAATTAGTTATAGTAGATGATACAGATGCGGAAAAAAGATTGAAAAAACATTTACCAAACGATGCCCGTTTACGTTTTGTCAATATTAAACCTAATGTACCACAAGAACCTAATGTACCGCAAAAATCTAATGTACCACAAGAATCCAAGGATACATTTTCTCTTGGATATAAATTAAATCTTGCTACAAAATATTGTAAATATGATTTATTGTGTCATTTATTTGATACAAATGTTTATTTTAAAAACAATTTTAAAAATATAGTTGAATGTTATATTTTGTCTAATAAAAGTGTATTAGCATCAATTGACTCACATTATTATAATCCAAATAGCCAAAATGATTTTGTTAAACGAATACCAGATCTTGGTAATATGATTTATACAAAATCTTTTTGGTCAAGTTTTAATTTTAAAGATAGAATTATAAATAATAATAATTTATTAGCTTACGAATTTACTAAATTTAGGAAACAATTAATTGGTTATATTCCAGGAATTGAATGGTCATTTAACATAATTAAAGATGATAATATTAATCTTCATAAATTACCATTTAATTTAATTGATTTGTTAGATGAAAAGGATAAATCTTCATTTGAAATGTCATTTGATTAATAAGATACATACATAAATCTAACTATTTTTTAATGTATTTTCTGTAATAAAATAAGATATAAGCATCTTTTGACAAAACATTAGTATTTTGTAATTTACTAACATCGCTATCATTATATAAATACCAATTTTTATCTAAATTTTTACAAGCAGACCAATAATGTCCTCCTCCAGTAGTTCCAGAATGATAATTAACGGCATACAAAGAATATATGTAATTATTTGGATCATTTTTATCACTAGAAATGTACTCTGTTAAATTCAAATCATCAATAGGGAAATCTATATTAGTATGAATTTTCTCTCCATTATTTGTAAAACGTTTTAAGTGGATTATTAAATAATTAGGTAAGGACCATGATTTAATTGATTTAACACAACCTTGACTACTACATTTTTCACATTTCCAACTATTAATTTGTTCATCTTCATTAAAATATGTATCTAGACAATTTTTTAAATTGGTAGTTCCAACAATAGGTATGTTCAAACTAAATGAATTAAATGGTTCAAAAATATTTTCTTTCAATTCACAATTCTGACAACTTACTTTGTTATAAAACATTCCATTAAACGTTTCAATAATATTAGAATAACCATTTTTATAAAAATTACTCCATTGTTCAAGTGATTGTTTCATAAGTACATCATTGTCATTTTTAACTGTACCCGTAATATCCACTTCTATTTCGTAACTTAATGCTTTATGTAAATAATCCAATACATACATTAAACATTCGTGTGAATCTTGTTGATCTAATTTAAAATATTTTGGTACAAATTTACTTATATTTTCAACAAATGATTTAGGTTTTAAAACTTGATTGGTTTCCCATGCATTTATAATTAAATTAAGATAACTTAATACAATGTAATATTCACTTTTTCGTTTATTTTTTTGATCAGAATCATCCTCCTTATATTTGGCAGATAAGAAGTAATCAGTTAATTTTAAAGTATTACTTAAACATTGCAAAATAGAATTCATAAAACATTTGTTTCCTAAATTTATCAAACCAGTAAGACCCTTTGATTTGTATTTTGATTTATCTAAAATTAATTCGTGGTGGTAATGTAAATCATAATCGTAACTCATCTTAATAATAGTATCCTTGTAATAACTATTCAATTATTTTTTAAACAAAAATAAAAAATTATTTTATTTTTTCATTAAATTTAATTTCCATGGATATAATATACAAGAACTAAATGTTAGATAAAGGTAATATTGATATATTGTACATTTTACTAGCCCTATTTATTGTTTATATTTTTTTTATTAAAGCAAAAGAAACACTTGAAAATATAGATTTTCCTACCAAAACAGAAGAAGAATTACGTTTGTTAAT